GAAGAAATACAAGGGCGCGTTTTTAGCATTGAAGAATTTAAGAAGATGCAGGACGGGGAACCGTTTAAAAATTACAATAATAAAAGCTATGCAGCAATTAAAAGACCGATAGGTCAATGGAATTGCAGGCACACCGTTAGAGCATTTGAACCAGGGGTGAGTGTTAGAAGATACCCAGACGAAAAGCTGCAGCAATGGAAAAAGAAAAACCATGAAGGTGTAGAGATTAACGGAAAACATTACACCATTTACGAAGTTACCCAGCTAATGCGCCAATATGAAACAGAAATGCGAAGGCTTGAAGAAAAAGGGATAGCCTTTGAAAAAGCCGGAGACCTTGAAGGAAGAAAGAGAGTGCAAAGAAAGCTTGACGACTTAGAAAAAAGCTACTTAGCAATCGCACGAACGGCAAACCTTAAACCGAAGCTTGACAGGACAACAGTCCCAGGATATAACCCTGTAAGATTTTAAACGCGATAGGCGTTTATATATAAAATTTCTTGTTATGGGCAAGATATAAAACCCATACCTGCAGACCGTAGGCAGATGCGGAAATATAAACTAAACAGCAGTGGAAAGGATTAAACATGATAGATTTAAAAGAAATTTTTAATGGCAAAGCCTTAAGCTTTGAAGACTTTGAAAAGGCAGTAAACGAGAAAAAAATGAAGCTTGCAGACCTAAGCGGCGGAGAATATGTCAGCAAGGCAAAATTTGACGCACAGACAGCGCAGGTGGAAGAATTAACAAAGCAAATCAAACAGCGCGACACAGATATAAAAGCTGTTCAGGATCAATTAACAAATGCTAAGACGGATGAAGGAAAGCTCCTTGAAGTCAGTAAGAATTTAGAAGATTTAAAAGCAAAATATACGACAGACACCCAGGCATTAACGGAAAAGATAGCTCGCCAGAGCTACGAGTTTAAAGTCAAAGAGAGGGTCAACGGCTTAAAATTTTCTAGTAATTCAGCAAAGAAAGCTTTTATTAATGAGGCTTTAACGAAGGACTTTAAGGACGACGATCTAAAGGGTTTTGATGACTTCTTAAAGGAGTACAAAGCAGGAGACCCTGCGGCATTTGTGGAAGAACAGAGCAAGCCGAAATTTTCACAGCCAGGCGGCACACAACAGCCTCCTGCAGATGTTAACGGATTTAATTTTAACGTACCAGTATTAAATCCGCTTTACAAAAAATAAAGAAAAGGAGATTAAAAAAATGGCATCTTTAAATTATGCAACAAGCTATCAGGCAGCACTCGACCAGGCTTTTACAAGCGGTACTTATTTCGGTGCACTTAGAGCAGCAGAGAACAACAAGACATACAAGTGGGTAGATGCTAAGACAATCGCAATCCCACATCTTACAACAACAGGACGTGTCAATGCAGACCGCGACCAGATCACACTCGCAAGAAGAAATTTTGATAACTCTTGGGAAAACAAGACACTTTCATTCCATAGAACCTGGTCAACATTAGTTCATCCAATGGATATCGACGAAACAGCAATGTCTGCAACCATTTCAAACATTACAAGCGTTTTTAATACAGAGCAGAAGCTCCCTGAAATGGATGCACGTCTTATTTCTAAGGCTTATTCTGACTGGACAACAGGTGGAAAGACAGCCGACACAACAGCGCTCACAGTTAACAATGTTTTAGATGTTTTTGACAATTTAATGCAGGCAATGGACGACGCGAAGGTGCCTGAGGTCGGTCGTATTCTTTACGTTACACCGGCAACAAATAAGCTTCTAAAGACCGCGTCAGCAATACAGCGCACTTTAGATGTTAAGAACAGCAAGAGAGATCTCACAAGAGGTATTAGAAGCATTGATGAAGTGCAGCTCGTAAAAGTTCCTTCAAGCCTTATGAAGACAGCTTATACATTTACAACAGGCTATGCACCAGCAACAGGAGCCGGACAGGTTAACATGTTCTTAATCCACCCGGCTGCAATCATTACGCCTGTTAAGTACAGTATGGTTACACTTGACCCACCAGCAGCAATGACACAGGGTAAGTGGGTATATTTCGAAGAAGACTATGAGGATGTATTCTTACTTGATCACAAGCTCGACGGCGTAGCATTCAATATCACTGCTGCATCAAATGCATCAAATAGCACAGAAGATGACACTGAGAGCGACACCGAAGGCGACACAACGGAAGGTTAATTTTTCAGAAAGGCAGGGTCTAAAAGATGTATTTAAACTTTGAAGAATTTGAAATGCTAGGTGGAAACATTAACGCAGTAAACGCGGGAAAGTTTACGCTTTTAGAAGCTAAGGCAGAAAGCCGCATTGACTTTTTTACGAATAATCGTATTAAAGCTATGGCGACAGTTCCTGACCCTGTTAAATATGCAATCGTAGAAATCATAAATTTAGAAGCTGCAGCAGGGTCAACCGCCCAGGTGGAAAACCCTGTTGTAACTTCTTTTAGTAATGACGGCTACACGGAACATTACGGAAACGTGTACAGCGTAGAAAAGACGAAACAAGAACAAGACCGCATCATTTTTGATTTTTTAGGAACGGTTAAGGATGATAACGACATCCCTTTGTTATATCGCGGAAGCGAGGTGACATATAAATGTTTTTAGCAGATAAAGAGATCACTGTTTTTAATTCCACATTTGACGCAGATACAGACCAAGACACATACACAAAAACGGTTATAAAAGGAGTTTCCTGGCGTGAAGAAGTAAAAATAAACTTTGACAGCCCAGGAATTAAGGCGGCAAATGTTTATATAATCAGAATACCAGAGACGGCCGTTTGTGAAAAAGATTTTGTTAAGCCGGAATATTTTACAGATCCGGCGACGCAGTACACATTAAAACCTGGCGACATAATAGTAAAAGGTGAGACGACAGCACAAACCCCAGCAGAAGTCACGGAAAAAGTAACAATTTCCTCTGTAATAGATAACCGAGGCGGAAGCAAGGGAAAGCACATAAAGGTGGTGGGCGCATGAATAAACCAATGAGAGTAAGGGTCGAATTTTCAAAAGACACGTTCGACCTTTTAAAGAGGTTCGGACTTGAAAAAGGCGGCACCGTTCAAACAGCAATAGACCACGCGGTCGTTAATTTTTGCGAAGAATATGTGCCGTTTGATGAAGGTTTGTTAACTAGCAGCGCAAAAATAAGCACGGTTTACGGATCCGGCGAAGTGATTTATAATACACCTTATGCACATTATCTGTATTACGGCGAAGTTTACGGTCCAAATATCCCGGTGTTTGAAAGAAATAACGGCATCCCAACGAGGTATTTTAGCCCTAAGGGAAAGCCCAAGCATCCGACCGGAAAACAGCTTAGTTACAATCAGGAAGTGCACACCTTAGCGGGTCCGTTTTGGGCGCAGCGTATGTGGGCAGACCACGAAAAAGATATAATAAAAGAGGCTAAAGCGCATGTCAAACACTAATGAAAACTACATTAAAACCTGGTTAAGAGGTTGCAGCGCAATAGATGCAAACAACAGATTAAGAGTTGATTATTTAGGCGAAAACGCGGTAGAATATAGCTTGATAAGCAGTCCCTCAAGTATTGCATACAAAGAAAACGTTCTAGGCGAAATGGTGCCACAGCTCCGTCAGCAAGTCAATTATATCTTCGCGGCGCGCCTCCCTTATGGCCAGGACACAGAAACAAATGCAGCTAATCTAGACTTATTTAAAAACATAATAAACTGGATTATAGAGCAAAACAACAACAGAAACCTGCCGGAAATGATAGACGGCAAAATAACAGCCGTTGTGCCGACTTTAACACCGTTCGTGGCAGTTGTCGGCGCAGATGCGGCAAAATACCAAATACAACTTCAAATAACATACAGGAGGGTTTAAAAATGGCAGATACAAGACTGGAAAGAAAAAGATTTATGCAGTTTCTTAGTCTTACAGGCGAAGCAGGCAGCTGGGAACCATTAGGAAAAGACACAGACGACCTGTCAAAAGAGCTTAACCCAGACACCGAGAACAGCAAGAACGTTTTAGGTGAGGCAACGTTTAAGATTAAGGGCTACGAGCCAGAAATCGCGGTTGATACCTATTATCTAACGGAAGAAAGCGCAGTAGGTGCAAAGGTCAGAGAAAATGCAATCCTTGAAAAGTACGGAGATACAGACTTAAAAGGCAAGCTTTGCGAGGCACATTTTAGTGCAGTAAACGAGCAGGATGGAACAATGAGCGGCTCCGCTTACGTAAGAGACTGCTATATTATTCCGCAGAGTATCGGCGGTGACACATCAGGTTACAACATTCCTATTAACGTAAATCCGGTTGGAGCTATCACAGAATACACGATCGTTTACACAATTTCAACAAGAACTGCAGTATTAACAGCAGTTTAAACAAAATAATTAACACTCTTTAGGGGAACAAAAGGGCGCGGTCAACTTTATTTTTTAATGAGGTTGACCGCTATTTTTTTATAATGCGCGGAGAGGTAAAAAAGATATGACTAATATAAGAATTGACGACGGAACAAGAGAATATACAATAGAAAATAACTACGGTGAAACAATCGCGGTTATACATTTAAGACCTGCAGACACAAGCCTGCTTGACCGTTACGACGATTTTAAAAACGGCTTTGATGAAATAGTAGCACCACTTAAAGAAATTGAAATAACAGCCGCAGGAGAAGCCGCAGAGGATGAAGGACTAGAAAAGCTTAGAGAAGCAGAAAAAAGACTAATTGAAGGACTTGAAAAAGTAACAGACAGCAAGGATCTTAAGAACATCTTTAAAACTAGGGCGCCTTTTTCGAGCGTAAAAGGGCACTTTTTCTGTGAAAACGTAATGCAGGCGATAGGGGATATAATAAACGAAGCAGTAGCTGAAGAAGTTGAAGCATCAAATGAACGCATGAAGAAATATTTAAGGAACTAAGAAGATGCTGGGCAATTTACCGGAAAGCATTAACATAAGCGGGAAAGACTTTAAAATCATAACAGATTATAGAAACATTTTAACAATAATTCAAGCCTTTAATGATCCGGATCTGAAGGAAAAAGAAAAAATGTTTGTTTGCCTTTACAACCTTTATGAAGGCTTTGAAAAGATAGACATAAAGGACATAGAAGAAGCTTATAAAAAAGCTATTGAATTTATTGAGTGCGGTGCGGGTTCAGATCGTCCGTCTCCTAGGGTTGTTAACTGGGAGAAAGACGAACAACTAATCTTTGCTGCAGTAAATAAGGTCGCAGGCTTTGAAGTGAGAAGCGCGCAGTATATGCACTGGTGGACTTTCGTCGGATATTTTCAGAATATAGAGAAAGAGGACACTTGGGGTTATATTTTAACGCTAAGACAGAAAAGGGCAAGAGGTAAAACGCTAGAAAGTTATGAAAAAGAGTTTTGGAACGCTAATAAAGAAATTTGTATGCTTGACTTCAAAAATAATAAAAGCCCCGAAGAGCAGCTCGTCGCAATTTTTAACGACATATTGAAAGAACAGAAAGAAAAAGAAAAGAAAGGGGGCAATTAATGTCAGACGGAAAGATCATAATTGACACCAGCCTGGATAATAAAGGCTTTGAAAAGGGCTCTGCTAGCTTAATAAATGCTATCGAAAACCTCGAAAAAGCAATGCAGGCAATCGGTCTTTCAATGGGCCAGTCCCTTAATTTAGCAAATAATTATTTAAAGCAGATAGCGGAAAATAGCACTGTTATTGTTAGTAAAATGACGACGACGGCGCAGGAAGCAACAACAGCGCAGCAGGCATTAACAAATGCAACAAACCAGACGGCGGAAGCCCAGGCAAGAGCGCAGACGGAAACAAGAAAACAGACCCAGGCGGCGCAGGA